CCCTATATGGTGAGGCTAATCACCCCGCTGATAGGATGGAAGTAGATTTTGAGAGGGTTTCTCATAGGATTGCTAAGATGTGGAAAGTGCCACAATCTAACCAAATCTTCGGTGAGATACATATTCTTGATACTCCTTTTGGTAGAATCATTAATACATTATATGAGGCTGGTGGTGTTATCGGCTATTCATCTAGGGCTGGTGGTGCATTACATCAACGTAAGGATTATATTGAGGTAGATGAAAATCAATATAACTTTATTACATTTGATGCTGTTCCATTTCCGTCCGTTCAGTCTGCACGTCCTAATGATGTTGTAACTGAGGGTGTAGTTGAAAAACAGACACTAGAAACAAATGTTCATAACGCTCTTTTTAAAATTATTAAAGAGTGCGATGAAAAGGACTTTAAAAATATTAAGTCCTTTATATATAGCATTGATGGTTATGACTTAACACCTGAGAGGTTATTACTTGAAAGTGTTGAGGATATAATCGTTGCTAAACGTGATGAAGCTGTTGTAGATGACGGAGACACTATTGAGGTTATTGATGATAGTGAATCACAAATTGATACTTTACAGCGAACACTTCAATCTATTAAGGCTCAAAAACAATCTCTTGAAAAAGAGAATGGGGGTTTGAAACAAAGTTTAGATAATGCTCTAAATAAAATTTCAAATGTACTTCAAGACTCTAAAAATAAAGAGGTTGAGATACAATCTGAAGTTGAAAGCCTAAAAGACACTATTGCAAGGAAAGATGAACAGATTGTTGGGTTGCAAAACGAGATTGATGAGTTACAGTCTGATTTAGATGAATTAAATTCTATTGAGGAAGCCTGCAAGGCATTAAAGTATCAAAATACTTCTCTAATTCAAGAGGGTGTGACTACATCTAATAAGGAGTTAGAACGTAAGCTAGATGAGAGTTTAAAAACTAATAAGTCTTTAAGTGAGGATAATAAAAATCTTTCACAAGATAAAGAGAAGTTAGAGGGTGAGTTGTCTGAAGCTTATGACGAAATTGCATTAGCTGTTACTGATATTAATAAGAAAGATGCATTAATTCAAGCACAGCAAGATACAATCACAGCTTTAAAAACAGATGTACAATCATTGACTGAAGAGTTAGATGGTGTTGAGGGTGGTTATCAATCTGCTATTGATAGAAGAGATAACCAAATTGAAGAATATGAACAGAAGATTAAAGACTTAGAGGCAAAAATTAGAAAGCTTAGTGGTGATGTTGATTCACTTGATGAGTCTTATAACTCGATTAAAGAAATGAATAAGTCAATTAAGCATGATTTAATTTCAGTTATTGCTGGTAATTATGGGTTAACAGTAGAATCGGTTCAATCAAAGTTGCCTGTAGGTTTTAATAAATCTGATGTATATTCTATATGTGAATCTATGAGTAATGACAGTAGTATGAATACATTTAAAAATTCTATTGTAGATACTCAAATTGTTAATGAATCTTCCCGTGTTAGAAAAGAGAATATCGTAAATGCTAAACCTAGAGTAGGTGAGTTATTCTCTAATCGTAGGGGTTAGTATTCATTACTATATAAGTTAGTATAAATTTTATTTTAAGGGAAAATAATTTAACATATGAAAACAAATATTTACGAACAATATCGTCCATTGTTGGAATCTTGGAGTGCATATACAGATGTAGTTAAAGAACATGTAGAGGGTTACTCCGATGTAGAAGCAACTCAACTTTCTTTGTTGCTTGAAAATACAAAATCTGAGTTAGAAATGACTAAAGGTCGTATGATGAATGGTACAGCTATTCATGAAGGTACTGACATTTCTATGGTTAATACATTCACTTCCAACGTGTTTGATATTATCACAGCAGTCATGCCTAATTTGATTGCTAATGACATTGTGTCCGTAAGGTAAATACCTAAGTACGCTTAATGTTGTTTATATTCTTTCCCTTATATAGACATAGCATATATGGTTGTGCGGACACAGAAATAAACCACACTCAAATCGGTAATAGTTAAATAAGGTAGAAATACACGAATACGCTACTAAGAGAGTCTAAGGTCTATTGTATGATAGATAGCTTGATAATACCGAGTCTAAATTCCCTAGTGATAGGGAAACGATGTAACGACTTCACAGAGGCTATTAGAGAGCGATATGTGTAAGGGAATAAGAAGAACCCTTAATGTGTGGTATGTAGTTTCATATAAAATCTCTAAATATTTTATATGACGAATGAAGTAACTACTAAAGGTATAGTCTACTTAGTAATGAAAATTACTTGTAAGGTGGCAACCTCTTGACCGTAGGAATGGTCAAGTATTCTTCTTGAAATTCACTTATGGTAACAACAAAGGTGGTATCAAAGCTGGTACTGATATGATTTCATCTCAACGTGGTTTCACTGGTGGTGATTTCAGTGGTGAACACGTAAGTGGTGAGTCTTTGACTATCACAGGTGGTAATGTAACTCAAAAAGTGTTGCATACTCCTATCAAGCCTGGTACATTCCGTTTGACTTCTGAAGATAAAATCGGTTCAGAGTTAGTCGATGTTCCTAATGCTGATGGTAAAAAAGGTACTATTACTGATACAGCTAGTACAGGTTTGGGTGCTGGTACTGTTGATTATGTAACAGGTGAAATCACATTGACTGGTGTAACAGTTGCACATTTGGAAGCTGATTTTGATTATGACCAAAATAGCTTTGATGCTCCTGTAGACCAAGTTGATGTACGTGTAGTTTCTGAGCCAGTAGTTGCTCGTCCACGTAAATTAAAATCCGTATATATGTTCGATAAAACTTGTGCATAATAGTTTTCATTTATGCAATGTCGCCTTATCATAGAAATATGGTGAGTGATAACTCTACGAATTGCTGGGAGTTCCTAAAGTATAACACACTACAACGTAACTCGAAAGGGTAAGCGTGAAAGTTGCGAAAGCAGAAAAAAGTTGTTATAATACCCTATGATGAAATAAAAGATATTTTAGTATTATACTAAAATATTTCTAAGGGGGTAATTAGAATGGATAATCAGCAGTCAGTGGTTACATATATTGAATGTCCTTATTGTGGTAAGAAATTAAAATTTTTAAATGCAACTCATCTTAAACGTCATGGCAAAACAGTTAGTGATGTTAAATCAGAGTTTCCAAAACAATCTTTAGCCTCTCAGTCTTATAGGGATAGGCAGAGAGAAGATACAAGAGATAGGTGGGAAGAGGAAGGTTATAGAGATAGAGTTTCTGCTACATTAAAAATTACACAAAATAGGGAAGATATAAAAGAGAAAATAGCTAATGGGAATAGAGTTAAATGGTCTAATGAAGATTATAAAAGGAGGGTATCTAAGAAGATAAGAGATACTCAAAATAGACCAGATAAGAAATTACATATGTCTAAGTTATCTTCAATGGCATTAACCTGTGGCACTATAGGTGAAATATGGAAGCATGTTACTTATGGTGATAAAGTGTTAAGTTTGAGGAGTTCATTAGAGTTAAAGACTTTTAATTACTTAGTTGAATTAAATATTCCTTTTGAGTATGAAAGTATTAGATATGAGTATAAGATTGATGGTTTTAGTTTATTTCATGTAATTGATTTTTATTTATCTCAATATAATTTAATTATAGAGGTTAAACCTAAGTATAAATTTAAAGAAGGGTTTATTAAAAATCACAATGAAGAGTATCGAAAAATCATCACAAAACGTGATGGTGGTATTGCTCTTGGGTATAACTATATTTTCATAACAGAGGATAATTTAGACAGTAAAGACTCTTTTTATAAAGCTATTAGTAAGTATATGTAGTCAAAGATTCAACGACTAACCCAGACATGGGTGTAGGTTATTATGAAAGATAGCCGAAGCGTAGAGTACCTAAGTTACAATAGGTAATATGGTAAAGATATAGTCTGTTCTTATGTGAAAGCATGAGTTTTGAATTGTTAAACTTTCATTAAATACAATTCAATTTGATACAATTAGGTTGCATACGATTTAAAAATGTCATTCGGCTTAGATATGGATACAGTTATCCTAAAAGCTACGAGTGGTGAAATTGGTTACGAAATTGACAATGAGATAATGCAAGACTTGTTGAAAATTGCTGGTAGCCAATCTACTTGGAATAAACTTCCTGAGTATAAAGGTCAAGATGTAAAAACACATGAAGCTACATTGTTTAATGCTATCAATGATGCGTCCAATACAATTCTTGGTAACACTAAACGCTATGAAGCTACATTTATTATCTGTGGTAAAAATGCCGCTACATACATTGAATCCTTGAATACAAATATCGGTCAAGTACGTGAAATCTTCAAACGTGTATCTACAAATGGTATTGTTGGTGGCCCACACTTGGTAGGTATCTTGGATGAAAAATATAAAGTATATAAAAATCCATACTACCCTGATAATGAAATCTTGGTAGGTGCTAAAGGTGAAATGTTCATTGAGGCTGGCTATATTTACGCTCCATACTTGCCTTTATTCGCAAGTCAATTATTGGTTGATGCTGACTTCAAAGCACAACGTGGGTTCTGTACAATTTACGCCAAAAAAGCCGTAAATAAATACATGTACCATCGTTTGACTTTGGTAGACAACAAACAAGTAGCCTCTAACTAGTTGATAGTTTAAGCTATAAGTCATCAGTAAACATGACTGTATATAAATACAAAACTAAATAATATATCCATTCAAAGAGGTGTAGTTAATTCTACACCTCTTTTCTTTTTTTGTTGATTTTGATTAGCGAATAGTATATAATTTAATTACAGCATAGTATTTTATATTAGGGGTGATTAAATTATGGAAAAGATTGTAGCTAGAGATGGAGTGTTGTGTAACATTCCTAGTGGTAAGACTTGTAATTTGGTTGTGTTATTCTCTGGTGGTTTTGATTCAACTGCATTACTGAATATGGCAGTTAATACTAAAAAGAAATATGATAACATAAAAACTGTGTATGCATTGTATGTTAAGAGTAACCTATTAGATAGAGGAAAAGTGGCATTAGAGAGTAGACATGTAAAAAAGTTTATTTCTCATATTAATCGAGATGAAGAATTAGTTAAGTTAGTTACTTTTAAGAGTTCATTCAGTGATTTAGAAGAATATTCCTACAGTGAGAATTCTTATGATTTAATATTTATTAATGCTATTAATTCAGTAGTACATATGATAGGTGGTGCTGATATGAATATAGTATTAAATGGCTCTTTAGATAGGGATTCTAGGACATATCATTTACCATACTATAAGAAATTGGTAGATGACTTTAATGAGGAATATAGAGGTGTTGATATATGTATGATGTTTCCTTTTATACAGTTGGATAAACCTAGAATTCTAGACTATTTAATCAACAATAATTTATATCAATATTGTACTTGTTGTGAGAGTCCTAGTAGTGATGAATTCTGTAATAGTTGTAAAGGTCATTTAGATGGTTTGTTTGGTTTATTATTGGCTTATAAGTTATATGGTGATATTGAGTATAACGAAAGTAATGTAGATTTTGTTGAAGAAGAGATAAATAGGATGTTGGGAGTTGACATTTGATGGGTGATAAACCAAATTTACTTGGTGGTAAAGGTAAGAGAACATATAATAATGGTGTGATAGCTAGAAGGTATTATGAGGGTGAGCAACCTGAAGGGTTTGTGTTAGGTATGCTACCACGTACTGATGAGCAAAAGGCTGAGAGTAATGCTAAAAGAATTAAGACTACATTAGAGAAGTATGGTGTTTCTAATGTAGCACAGTCTAAAGATGTGTATGATAAGATTGTAGAGACTAATCTTAAAAAGTATGGTGTTGAGCATCATCAAAGTCTTGAATCTCAAAAAGAAAAAGTAAAGAAAACAAACCTAGAGAGATATGGTACTACTAATGGTAAGGTATTAAAACCAAAGGTAATAAAACCTAAAAAAGAGAAAAAAGTAAAACTTTCTAAAGTTAAAGATACACGTAAAGGACACTATTATAATAATGGTGTCATTACTAAAAAGATTAAAGAGGGTGATGAAATACCTGAAGGGTTTGTTAGGGGGATGTTATTGAGTGATGAACTTAAAGATAAAAGGTCGGCTAAGGCTAAAGAGACATTTCTTAAAAAGTATGGTGTAGATAACCCAGCAAAATCTAAAGAAGTGCTTGCTAAGATACAGAAAACAAATTTAGAGAGATATGGTGTTGAGTATTCTGCACAATCTGATATTGTTAAGGAAAAAGTAAAAACTACGAATCTTAAAAAGTATGGTGTAGAATATTCTTTTCAAGCTAATGAGGTCAAGGATAAGATTAAGGCTACTAATTTAGAGCGATATGGTGTAGACAATCCATCTAAATCAGATATTATCAAGACTAGGATTGTTGAATCTAATCGTAAGAATTTAGGTGTAGATTATCCTATGCAATCTAAGGATGTGATGGATAAATCTAGGGTTACTTCTTTTGAAAAATATGGTACTGAATATCCTAATCAGTCCGATATCGTTAAATCTAAGATTGATGCTAGTACTTTAGAGCATTATGGTGTTAATCGTGCATGTAAGTTAGATGAGTTTAAGCAAAAAGTTGTAGATACTAATAGAGAACGATATGGTGTAGATTATACTTGTTTAATCTACAGTGGTAAGTTAGGGGGTAACGATAGCAGTTATAATCGTTCTTTTGCTGAGTTACTAGACGATAATGGTATTAAGTATGAACGCGAGTTTCTATTACAAAAGTATTCATATGATTTTAAAGTAGGTGAGACTTTAATTGAGATAAACCCTACAGCTACACATAACACTCATTTTAATCCTTATGGTAAAAATAGGATTGATGCTAACTACCACAGAGATAAATCTAAATTAGCTAAAGATAGTGGATATAGCGTAATACATGTATTCGATTGGGATGATGTTGATAAAGTTGTACAACTATTAAAATTTAGGGTTACTGCATATGCTAGGAAATGTGATGTTAAAGTGGTCAGTGAAATAGATACTAANATTAGTGTCATTAATGACATTTGGTAAATCACGTTTTAATAAAAATTGTGAGTACGAATTGTTACGATACTGTTCACATTACAATGTAGTAGGTGGTGCTGAGAAGTTATTTAATCATTTCATTAAGGAATATAAACCTAATTC